GTCAAATGCTGAATCATTTATCACTACTCAGATAATAGAAACACCAGTCGATACATTCTAAGGTGATACTATACTATTATAGGTATCTGACAAGCTTATAACTACATTGTAACGAGGTATCTCTCTCCAAGGGTATAAAGATCTAAGTATTGGCAAGATCGGGCTGTAAATCGAAATTTTGTACCTACTACATCTTACACCGTTAGAGTAATAGGTATCGTTTTCGATCTGATAACCATATTTGGTTCGTAATTCGCTTACTCTTGTATTGATCTGAAAACACTCAGACTTACATACTTGCTTGGTATAGTTTCGGATATCATTGATACCGCACCAATTGTTATTGTTTCTCAAAAGAAAAACCAATACTGCTTCTAAGTGACTCATAATTTTATTCCTTTTTGTTCTGATATTAGCTTCGCTTCATTAGCATAATGTAGAGCAATTATCATGTAGTCGTTTTTTTTTAATTGCTTTATTTCTTTTGACATATCTAAAAGATAACCTGCTGTACCCTCGCCGTACATATGATCAATAGCTAGGGCGTGCTTGTATTGCTCGCCTGAATTGTACTTGTTACATCTCTGACACTGAGCGTGACAGTTTTTACTTTCGTATCGGGTTGCGTTGTATCTTCTAGAGATAAAGTGTCCGGCATCCATTTCCTTCCAATGTTTTTTTGTACCGCAAGTGATACAAGTACATACGCCCAAGGAATCACTATCCCTCAGGCGTACATATTTTGAAAACCATAGGTCGGCAGTTGATTTTGCAGTCTTTACATTTTTACTACGATTCAGCCCCATTGTTCATAAACAATTGTAAGGTTCGTATTATCTTGAATGAAGGACAGAATACTCTTTTATTGGAGAACATTCTTAGGGTGTGAGGAGCAATATGAACCTTGTAGGACAATTGTTCTTGATTCTGAGATCTTACCCACTCCCTTACTTCTTCGAGTTCCTTAAGTGCTTGTTCCATAATTATTTAGTTTTGTAATGATTTGAAGTATTCACGATTAGATTTTGAAACTTTGTATTTTCTAAATATATCCTCAGGATTGCCTCCTTCCTTAACATACTCTTCAGCTTTCATCCATCTGTCTTTGTCGTATTCATTGAGCCATTCCTTATCGTCATTGTTGTTGTATCTTGGAATTGCTTTGTTACCATCGTCATCTTCTGCTTCTATACCTAGCAAAGATCCAAGAGTATATCTACGGAAATAAGTTATGGCGCTTCCTAGCTTTTGAGGATCGTCAATATTAGGCAAAGTGATTGATGACTCTACAAATTCAGCAGGATTGTCAACATCGATAATACGAGTAACAACCTTGTCGTTTTCTATTGGCTGAAGAATTAATAGGTTGGCTCCGATCAATTCAGGGCGAAGTGCCTCTAATAGTGCATTGATGTCAAAATACTTGCTACCATAAAAAGGATTGGTAGTATCTTTCTTCATCTTATCCATTGTACTTGTTAGCTTGAAAAGCTTAGTGTATATGTTCATTGTTTATCCTCTGTGTGTTTCTAATTTTAAGTATGATTTTCCTTGACTCTTTGTTACTGGTTCGATGATCTCACCAGTTTCGGAATCAATGATTTGTACGTTATCTGTTGTTGCAGTTTTGATCAGTCTTTCTATACGTTTACGCTCCTGATCAGCTTCCATCCATTTGGAATTTTCTTTGTAATGATATGTAGTTCTTCCTTGTACCTCAATAATTTTTTTGCCATAGACAACGAGGTCTTCGTAATTGTTCATTCTGACTAATTCATCCATTACATTATCTTCGATTGACTTAAGTGCCATATCAATGTCATCCTTTAGCCTACGAAGTTCTACATATATTTGACTCGCAGGTCTTTGACCTTTTTCCCATTGCTTAATTAACTCTGTATGATTCTGTCCTGCTTCCATATTAATATGCTTAATGGTATGAATATTAATACCGCTTGTACTGCGATCTGAAAAAAAGAGTTTGCCTCAAGACACATTCCTAAGGCAAACATTAAGAGTAATAAGTATTTCATCTTTGACCTCCTAATACTAATGCAACCTCAAGAGCAACACTACGATTGAAGTCTTCCTCTATCTCTTCACATACCTCTTGTTTAAATTCTGCAAGTGACTTATCACTACTGAAAGCATAATATTCAAAGTCTTTGTTTCTGAAATCAGTAATCTTGACTTCCCAAATTGAATAAGCATACTCGCCTTGAATCGTTTTAACTACTTTGGTTAAAAAGTTTATTTCCTTTACATCTGTAATTTGTACTACATTATACATATCATTCCTCCTCATTGTTAAGTTCATCAGGATTCCAAGAATCTTCGTCATCTTCCATTCTTGCAAGATCCATGTCTGTTAAATATTCTTCTTCGTATATATTAATTGGGTTGTACATAATTTTATCCATTGATTAATAACTTACTTAATAATAAGCACTTGAGTAACTAAGTGCAAATAAAAAAAATAATTTTTTTTTAAATTTTTTCATTTCCTTTGTTTACTTATCATACTACCCATTTCCGTATGTTATTGTTTATCATATTTTATCCATTTAAGCCTTGGCGATTGAACTTCGTCAAGGTTTTTTTATATTTATTTACAAACGATAACATTTAAATGGATAAGGATGAAAGACGCATATTACTTTCCGCATTTTAGTAATGCACGACACGACAGAAAAATCAAAAGGATAAGGCTAGATTGGGGGAATCAAGGATACGCCCTCTATTTTATGACCTTAGAAGTACTTAGAGATCAAAGTGACTTTAGTTATCCGACTTCTGATATTGACCTCTTAGCTGATGAGTTCAATGTAACTGAAGCAGAACTTAAGGCGATCATATTTGACTACAAGTTATTTGAGATCGTAAAGGTTGATTCGGAAGAGGTATTTACCTCTCCTAAATTGCTTGACTATATGCAACCATACCTTGAAAGGTCAAAAAAAGCAAGGAACGCGGCTAAAAAACGATGGAATGCTAATGGTATGCAGGAGCATAGCCCGAGCATAACAAGTAAAGTAAATGAAGTAAAAGAAAAGAAAGAAAAGAAAGTAAATGTAAATATATATGAGTAAAGGAAATGAAAATAGCAGAAACAAAAAAACAAGCCTTATTGTACTATGAGGAAGAGATTGATTTTAGTTATGATAGGAATGTGCTAAATACTCTTTATATTTTTTTAGTTGATATAGGAGCAAAGAGGACTATACCTATTGATCTTACTGAGAAGCGTGCCTATTTAATTAGGTTACACGAATCAATGACTACTAAGAATCCTATGTTTAATCCGAACATACCTTTTGCTGATATATACCCTAAATTTTTTATGGATGTACTATATGAGAAGACGAGCAGATCAGGAAACAACATCTCGGCTTTATCAGTATGTTTTAATAATTGGTACAAAGAGAATGCGAAAAACTACTTACCAACTAATCAGCCTGAGGTAGTTAAAAAACATTCAAGTGGCACTATTGAGAATTTATCAGATCAAGAACTGACCAACATATACTCAACGATTATGTTGTTAAATTCTAATGGATTAAAAAGTTTATTCGATAGCCAAAAAGCTGATTCATACTTTAAAAGAATTAAAGAGGAATACGATAAAAGATTTCCATAGTTTTTCAAAGTTTTCCAATTTGAAAAGATGTGAAAAGGTTACTTTTTTTATTCAGAAAAAAAACTATATTTAATTATGGAAACAAAATTAGTACCGATTAACTCGGTAATACCTAACTCAGAGAATCCTAGATACATAAAAGAGGATAAGTTTGAAAAGCTAGTAAAGTCTATTAAGGACTTTCCTGAGATGCTTCAGTTACGACCTATTGTCATTAATGATCAGAATGTTATACTTGGTGGCAATATGAGGTACAAAGCTTGCGTTGAGGCAGGCGTAAAAAAGATACCAGTAATAAAAGCAGATCAACTTACGCCCGAACAACAAAGGGAGTTTATCATAAAGGATAATGTTTCAGGTGGTAACTGGGACTGGGATATTATTGCAAATGAATGGAACACAGATGAACTTGAAGATTGGGGACTTGATGTTATTAATGTTGATTGGGATGAACTTGACTATATTGATGAGGATGTTGAAAAACCTGAACTATCTAATGATCTAACTATAAAAGTTAGCGTTCCAAAAGAACTAGAAGGAGACTTATCAATGATTCAGGAAGGATTAAGGCTTTGGCTAAATGATAATTATGTTGGATGCGAAGTTAAATAACGACAAACAATACAGAAATATACTTTGTTCCTATGCTTATCTAAGAAGTAAGAGTTCCTTCAATGATATACTTTTTGATTATGCTGATAGTGGTAAAATCAACTTAATGATTGATTCCGGAGCATTTACAGTATTTAATTCCAATGTTAAGCCTATATATGTTGAGGATTATGTTGATTGGTTGAAGCTATATGGAAAATACTCTCAGAAGTATGTTATGTTAGATGTTATAAACAATCCTAAGGAAAGTGCAATAAACTACAAGAAAATGGTTGAATCAGGATTATCGCCAATGTTTGTAATGACTATGGCTGATGAGGACTATTCAATTCTTGAGTTTCCACTTAAAGTTAACAAACATTTATGCGTTGCAGGAGGGGTAACAAGTAAAGGAAAGTGGATTATTAAAAGATTTCAAGATATAGCAAAATTATATCCTGAAGCACTTATACACGGATTAGGTTATGTTACTTTTCCAAGTATGCTTCAGCTACCTTTATATTCAGTAGATAGCAGTAGTTGGATAGTAGGCTCACAAAAATTTGGTCAATTGTATTGGTGGGATAATGGACTTAATCAACTTAGGTATCATGATATACTAACTCGTAAGAAAAAAATACCTGAAAGTCTTAGACTTGAGATGCAAAGAAGCAAAATAACTCCTAAAATGTTTAGTGATTTAGAGAATCATAGAACTGATTATTCAATAGGAAGTTATCTTGGTATTAAATGTTATATCACCTATCAAAAATATTGCAAGGATAGAGGATTAGACCTTTTTTTAGCATTAAGCGGTAAGGGTCAATTCGAAAAGTATATAGGAGTAAATTATCTTATAGCTATAAATGAATGTACTTATCCCAATTACATACAATACTTAAAAAATATTAAAGGCAAAAAATGAAAATAGTTATACAGTTTAGGATTGAAGGCTTACACCAATGGAAAGAGTGTCCTTTAGATGAGGTAGGATATTTGAGAGATCTACATAGGCACGAGTTTCATATAAGGATGGAAAAAAAAGTAGATCATAATGATAGGGATATTGAAATCATAATGTTCAAGAGACAAGTCATTGATGGTTTAAAGAAAAATTTTTACTCAGATCAATTTAATTGTTGCAACTTCGGTAATATGAGTTGTGAAGCGATTGCAGAATACCTAATGGATAAATACAATTGTACTTTAGTAGAGGTATTAGAAGATGGAGAAAATGGAGCGGTAGTATGATATACTACTTACCCTTTGAAAATATTGACGAAAGATATACTAAGCACTTTAACAGAGATGTTATTAATTATTTACAAAATAATCACTTTCAAAATTATAGGATAGTAAATGGATTAACTGATGAGATAAAAATAGTAAATGGATCGTTTTTAGATAGTAGTCTTACAGTTCAACATAAAAGTATTCAGATTAGCGAACTAGCAAAAATTTATCAAAAAGGAATGATCACTGATAACGATATTATTTTTGTACCTGATGTATGGTATACTGGTATTCTATCTATTCCATACATGAATTATTTCCATAAAGTAAAACCTAAATTAGTAGGAGTTCTGCACGCAGGAAGCTTTACTGATACTGATCACATAAGAAAAATGGAAAGATGGGCAAAAAATTATGAGGAAGCTATCTTTGATGTGTTTGATACAATTTTTGTAGCAAGTGAGTTTATAAAAGAAGATGTACTACAAAAAAGGTTAATTGATAAAAGAAAAGTTCAGGTTAGCGGATTAATAATTGATGAACTACAACTAAGTATATATGATTGTAACAATAAGAAAGATCTAGTAGTATTTAATGGTCGTAATGACGCTGAAAAACAACCTTGGCTATTTGATAAACTTGCAGATATTTTTCCATCGACTAAATTTGTTAAGACTTATGAAAATTCGCTCTCTAAGCACGAGTATTACGAACTGCTATCTCAGAGCAAGGTAGTAGTAAGTTATGCGCTACAAGAAAATTTTGGCTATGGAATCGTAGAAGCAACTAAGTTAGGGTGTATTCCAGTATTACCCAACCGATTAGTATATCCTGAACTATATGACGAAAAATATTTATACAATACTTTTGATGAATCAGTTAATTTAATTGAAAAAGCATTGTCAGGAAAACTTGAAACGACTAAACCAAAAATACCTACAAATAACGAAACACTTAAAACTTGGTTTCCAAATGTATAGCATTAAAAAAAAATTCGGACCTTATCCCTTTGCACATCGCCAACATTCTCACGATGGCCATTGCCAGTATGTTCATGGACATAATTGGTACTTTGAGGTTGAGATGCAGAGTGAAAAACTTGACTCAACTGGTTTTGTATTCGACTTTGGAAGATTTAAACCTTTCAAGAATTGGTTGGAGTATATGTTTGATCATACCTTACTAATCAATCAAAACGATCCATACATTGACTTGTTTATTAAAGAAAGTTCCTTATTATGGGATATGAGAGAAGTCAAAAGTGGCTCCTCTGAAGAGATTGCAGTGATGGTATATAACTATTTATCTGATTGGCTTAAGGATGATGCAGATAAGCTTGTAAGCGTTACTGTTATAGAGGATGAAAAAAATGGAGCAACATATCATGGAGGAAACATACTTAGGTAATGCTTTTTTGGAAAACATTGAAGCATACAAAGAGCAAATACAATCAGGTAGTGTAGGAGCAGATCTTAATACTTATGGATCTGACAAGCTATATAATACCGAAATGCCTTTACCAAGTGGTTGGAAAAAAGAGGAATATGTCAAAAGAAAAAAAACAATGGATATGACAAAGAAAAAAGAAGTTACTAACTTTGTAATAAAGACTGGTAAAGATGTCCTAGACAAGGTACATACCGAGGTGATGGAATCAATCAGCAAAAAGTCAAAAGAGTATTTGGATGCAGATTCATTACAAAACTATGAAATGTTACAAAATGTTAAGTTAGGTGTTCAGGTACTATACCAAAGATTAAAGTCAGAGTATGAAAAATAAAAAACACACACTACCAGTAAGCGAAGTATTTTACTCTCTGCAAGGAGAAGGAAAGACAATAGGAGTACCAAGCGTATTCGTAAGGCTAAGCGGTTGCAACCTTTTGTGTGGAGGTAATGGAACTCAGAGAGATGGAGAACTTCACGATGGAGCAACTTGGAGATGCGATACAATAGAGGTTTGGACTAATGGTACTGAAACCTTGTTTGACAACATTCTAAACCAAGAACAACTTAAACACCTAAAGAATGGCGCACACCTAATAATTACTGGTGGTGAGCCTATGTTGTATCAAGAGAGAATACTTGACTTTATCGAATGGCTAGACCATACCTTATTCTTTGATCAGAATACAAAGAAGTTTAAAGATCAAGAGTTTTTTGTTGAGATTGAAACCAATGGTACTATTATGCCAAGCCCTGAATTTTTGAGTGAGATCAATCAGTTCAATATATCTCCTAAACTTGCCAATAGCGGTATGCCATTACAAAGAAGATGTAAGGAAAATGTAATTACTGCTTTTGAAGATTCAGACTCAAACCTACAATACAAATTTGTAGTAAGTTCTGATTCAGATTGGAAAGAGATTCAACAAGACTACTTGCACTTGATAAGGAGAGAGAATATATACTTAATGCCTGCAGGAAGTTCGCAGGATGAATTGTCAGCAACCTATCCAATAGTAGCTGATATGTGCAAAAATTATGATTTAAAATTTTCACCAAGACTACATGTAGATATATGGAACCAAAAGACTGGGGTATAGCCGAAGAAGCAGTTCGTAGAGTTATAAGTTGTTTTGATGATCCGAACAGAGAAGGATTACAAGAAACTCCAAAGAGATATGTAAAGTTCCTAAAGGAGTTTTTATCTCCACCCGATTTTAACTTTACAACTTTTGATGCTGAAGGAATGGATCAGATGATCGTGCAGACTAATATACCTTTTTACAGTCTATGCGAACACCACCTAGCACCATTTTTTGGGGTTGGTCATATTGCATACATACCCGATAGAAAAATAGTAGGGTTGAGTAAGCTTGCAAGAACTTTGGATACTTATTCTCGAAGGTTTCAGAATCAAGAGCGTATAACAATGCAAGTAGGAAAAAGGTTGGTTGAAGAATTGGAACCAAAAGGAGTTGCGGTTGTGTTAGAGGCTCAACATCTTTGTATGAGTATGAGGGGAGTAAAAAAACACGATACCAATACCAAGACCAGTTACGTTTGGGGAGGATTCAAGGAAGACCTAAATTGTCGTAATGAGTTTTTACAATTAATCGAGAAGTAAAATGGCTTACAAAAAAGAAGATCTATACAATCAAGCAGTTGATCTTATCAGAAGGAATAGGCACTTCTTTATTGAGGATGTTATCAGTTATATGGGAATAAGTAAAAGCACATTTTACAAACACTTCCCGATTGATTCGAACGAAATGAACTCCCTAAAAGACGAGTTATCCAAAAATAAAATTGAGATTAAAACATCAATTCGAAGTAAGTTACATTCAAGCAATTCTCCTACTGCCCTGCTTGCCTTATACAAGCTTGTATGTTCTGATGAAGAAAGGAGAAAGCTATCAATGGAGTATCGTGATCATACTACAAATGGCGAACCAATAAACAAGGTTGTCTTTGAACTCAGGAATCCACAAGATACAAACTAATCCTATTTTCTTTTGGACTGCTGATTCAAATAAACAAATAGTAGTTCATCAAGGGGGGACAAGTAGTGGCAAGACCTATTCCATTATTCAATACCTGATTTACGAAGCCTGCTCTAAAGACGATTTGATCATAACTGTTGTAGGGCAGGATATACCCAACCTCAAGGTAGGAGCCTATCGTGATGCAGAGAAGATAGTTTACTCCGATCCGTTCTTTGTTTCTTCTCTAATTAATCATAACAGATCAGAACGCAGTATGTTGTTTAATACTGGAAGTAAGATCGAGTTTACAAGTTACTCTGATGGCATTGACGCAAGATCAGGAAAGCGTACCCATTCTTTTTTTAATGAGGCAAATGGTATTAACTATGAAATCTTTGAACAAGTAAGCCTTAGAACATCGGAAAAGGTTATTATTGATTTCAATCCTTCGTCAGCTTTTTGGGCGCACGATAAACTATTCGGAAGGGACGATGTTGATTGGTTTGTAAGTACATTTAAGGACAACCTTTACATACAACCTTCAATCAAAGAAAAGATACTTAGTTACGAGCCTACTCCTGAGAATATCAAGAGGGGTACTGCTAATCAGTTTAGATGGCAAGTGTATGGGCTTGGAGAGATTGGTAGGCTTGAAGGTTTAGTATTCCCTGACTTTGAGGTTGTAACTGATTTTCCTAAAGATTACAAATGGAATTGCTTCGGTATGGACTTTGGATTTACTAATGATCCGACTGCATTGGTTGAGATTAGATACGCAAATGGTGCGTTATATTGGAAACAACATATATACAGAAGAAACCTTACCAACCAACATATTAGTAATTTGATCAAAGATATAGGGATAACGGATGAAATAGTAGCAGATAGTGCCGAGCCAAAAAGTATTGCAGAGATCAAGAGAGAGGATATATGGATCGTACCTGCGGTAAAAGGAAGAGATAGCGTAAACTATGGTATTCAGATATTGCAAGACTATCCTATTAAGATATTAGCAAGCAGTAAGGACTTGATTGAAGAGTTCAGCAGTTATACTTGGGCAAAGGATCGAGATGGAAGACCTACCAACAAGCCAACAGATAAAAATAACCACGGAATTGATGCGGGTAGGTATGCAATTATGAGGCGTTTAAGTAGGCGTACACTTGAATTTTCCATTGTTTGATAAAAAAATTAATTTTTTTTTTAAAAAATACTTGACCTATTGTACTTAAGTCATTATCATTAAGTAAGATATAAATCAAATGGATAAAAAAATGAAAGATGTCGAAATGTATTACGGAAATTATCAAGTTGATAAACAACGATTAAGAAAGCTGTTACAAGAAAGAGCAGAAAATGGTGGTGATGTTTGGTTCTGCACAACTTGCAAAGACTTCAAAAATGATGACAATGTAGTGAGTTGTAGAAACGATCAGTATTTACTATGTGAAGAGTGTGGACACGATTCTGAAGTAGCTTGGGATGAGTATGATCCTGCAGATTTTACTTGGAAATAAATAATAACTTAATGGATAAAAAAATGACTAGAGAATTACATGACAGACGAGATGAATTTGAAAAAGCTTATTTCAAATACTATGTATGGGCAAAGGATAACTTTATGACAAAATGGGGTAACGATTGCGGTAGATTAGATAACGCAGTCAGCTATGCCGTTTGGTTTGTAAAAGATTCAAACCGAGCAGATCAAATGTTTAAATGGTTAATGGATCGTGACGAGATGAGCAATATTTATATTGGAGTATCTGTTTCGTTTGAGAACAATGTAGCTTCAATGAATAACAAAACAAAAGGTTATCACATCTCAACATATCCCACACACGAACACCGTTGTTTCAAAGATTAAAAAAAAATTAAAAAAAAAATTAAAAAATACTTGCACCTTTGTATGTCTTAACATATATTGGTGTAAGTTATTAATCAAATGGATAAAAAAATAGGAGCAATAGGATGGCAAGTATCGAATATCTAAATAAGAACAATTCAGTAGAGTTATTCAATGATCAGTCAAAATACTTCGGATGGTACAAGGAGTATTTTGCTAAGTCAGGAAGCAAGATCATAGGATTAGGATATATTCAAGTTGATGCTCCTGACCGACCTTATGTAGGCTACGAAGGCAGAGTCTACGAACCAGTAGATCCTCGATTGAAGAAGGCAAAAAAAGTGCGATCTGATGACGAGGTGTATAGTATTCTTTATCCTTTATGTAAGTGATATGGAAGCTTTAAATTTTTTACTCGACGGTATGGATTTGTTTGCAAAGATTCTTGGTTACCTTGCTTTGTATGGTATAGCAATGGCATTGATAGATTGGAGAAGGACAGAAAGATTTAAAAATGGCAGGTGACTACTTGATCTTAGGAACATTTTACGAATCAATGGAGTATCTGTATAGATTACGAGCAGATTCAACAAGGGAGTACGAAGATGATGAACTCACAAGATTCTGCAACGCACTTGACTATTCAGCTTCTTGGTTTATGAATAAAAGCAGAAAAGCCAATGTTATAGTCTATCGAAGGTTGTTCATAAATTTCAGTGCCAAAACGCACTCTGAGGTTGCAAAATTTTTAGGTATGCACCATAGCACAGTCATACATCATAGGCAACTACACAAAGATTCTTTACTATATGACAAAAAATATCGTACTTTATGGAATAGGTTAAAAGATTTACCATAACTGTAGATGTAATCATACTTAGCTTACTGGGCTGAATACCTTGTAAGCTTTTTCTGTTTTTATGTTTGATTTTTCTTGTTATTTTTGGTAAACCAAAAAAGTCAAGCCTATGAGATTCTCTGACATTCTTCCCTTCTCCAGTACTAAGGCACATCAAGGTAGGAGAGCCGAACTTATAAATAATTTAAACAAACAATTGTTTAGGTTTCATAGTGGCACTCCTATCTCTCTTGATGATACTCAGAATGCCTATGTACAAGATGGCTACGAATCCAATCCTGATGTTTACTCAGTAATAAACGGGATCACGAAGGCTTCAGCTTCAGTACCTCCAGTCGTTCATAAAGTAATGAATCAAGAGAAGGCGAACAGATACAATCAGGTTCGTAAATCTCTCAGGTATAAAGCTAATCAGAAGGCATTGGATACATTACTCGAATTAAAAGAGCAGGCATTCGTTGAAGTTGAACACACAGATCCTTTGTATAAACTGATCAATCAGCCAAACCCATTACAAGGCTATCCTGAATGGTATGAAAATATGAAAGGCTTCCAGTTGCTTACTGGTAACGGATATACTCATTTCGTTGAACTTGGTGATGGTAGTTTTGGAGAGATGTGGGTAATGCCTTCGCAATGGACTAAGATCGTAGCAGATGCAAGTTACGAAACTCTGATAAAAGGATATGTCATTGATATGTATGGAATGGTTGATGCTCCTTTGCCTGCTGAAACAGTAATGCACTGGAAGTATTGGAATCCTGATTATGATGCGGTCGGATCTCACTTATATGGTATGTCCCCTCTCAAGTCTGCACGAAGATCCATAAGGTTAGGCAACGATGGTGATCAAGCATTGAGTAAGGCATTTATGAATGGGGGTGCTTCAGGTCTTGTGTATCCTGCAGGTGATAACTTCGATCAGTTAACTTCAGTTCAGCGAAGTCAATTAGAGTCATACCTTCGAGATATGGGTGGTCCTGATAACTATAAATCTTGGTTGGTAAGTTCAGTAAAATTAGGTTTTCAAGCTTTTGGACTACCTCCAGTTGATTTAGAGATCCTAGAGGCAGGCAAGATGAGCCAAAGAGATATTTGTAACATATATAACTTTCCTTCTGAATTACTCAACGATCCTGATAACAAAACCAATGCAAACAAAGAGCAATCAAGAAAACAATTGTACCTTGATAATGTGATACCTGCATTGATCAGAGATTACGCAGAGATGAACCGTTGTATTGTTCCAAGATTTAACGAGGTATATGGATGTGAGTACCATTTAGAGTTTGACATAAACGCCATTGATGCAATCAACCAAGATAACTCGGATAAGGTTGAATGGTTAAACAAGGCTTGGTGGTTAACTGCTGATGAAAAAAGAGTAGAAATGGGGTACGAGCCTATCGGAGATACTAACCGATACATACCTATGAATTTAGTTCCTGATGGATCAAGTGAACTTTCTGATGAAGATGCACAACTAATAACTGATGACTACGATGTATAGGTATTTTTCAGATATTGAGTTTCAAAGATGCACACCACCTTGTAGTATAAATGATATGGATGCAGACTTTATGTTTAAGCTTGACAACGCTCGTCATATATCTAAGATACCCTTTGTACCATTATCGGGCTTTAGAAGTGAAATTTGGGAACTAGAAGAAGGCAGAGATGGTAGTAGTTCACATACAAAAGGAATTGCTATAGATTTAAAGGCTGATAATAGCAGTAGTAGGTATCAAATATTACAAGCACTTATCCTTAGTGGCTTCAGCCGTATTGGTATCGGCAAGAATTTTATTCACGCAGACCTTGACAAAAGCAAGGCACAAAACGTAATTTGGCATTACTATGGATGAGATCAAACCCTTAAAACACGATATTGAAAAATTGGAACAATTAATTGAGATCCTTACTAAAGAAGTATTGGAAATAAAAAAAGCTTTAATAGGTAGCGAATATGGAGAACAAGGACTTGTTAAGAGGGTAGAAAAGGCAGAGGCAGAGATTTATCAGTTAAAAGATTTTAAAAAAAAGATACTAGCATGGGCTACTGGTTTAGGCCTTGGCTCTAGTACGTTGGTTAATGCAATATCGGAGTTGATAAAATGACAAAAATAAAAGACTGGAAAATTGTACGTATCATACAAAAAACTGCCTCAGGAGAAAACAAAGCAGGAGAAATCATTCATGGAGCGTTGGATATTCTGCCGTTGCCTAATCAATTCTTGGGCAAAGCTATCAAGGCGATCTTAAATGGCAAATGGAATGAAACTAAAGCCGAAATACTTGAAGCTTTTACCTTACGAAACATAGTAGCAATCGCACTTACTACTGCTCTTATAATGGGTTGGTTGACACCTGAAGAGATTGCAACTTTTAGTGATACATTAAACCAAATACTTCAGCAACTGTAATGGTATGCCAATACCAAAGCCAATATCAGGAGAAAGCCGAGGAGACTTTCTCGATAGGTGTATAACATTCTTAGCAGATGAAGGTAAACCGACCGAGCAGGCAGTAGCAATATGTACCCAACAATATGAGGATCGAGATGAAAAAGGAGAACATCTCAAGTTCTTAGCTTGGAAAAAGATTGATAACCAAAGGGAGGTATTTATCAGCTATGCAAGGAATGTTTTTTATAAGGCGTTACGAACCCAATTAAAACAATACCTTGATGCAGTCAAGCAGTTTGACAAAATCGATCTACCTACCGAACTTATTGTCAAGGATGAGCCTATGTTTGAAGCATACCGAAAGGTGTACAAAAGAGTTGTACCAGTCTTTGCTCAACAAACATACGATCAGATGATCGCAAGCGTTCAGAAAAGAGCCAA